GTAGGCACGGCTGTCGCCAGTGAGAATCAACTGCCCAACTGGCTGTCCGTGCCTGACCCAGAACCCCTTAGAACCTCGAAGGAGGCAAGGGCGTTGCTGCATGTCGAATATGAGCAGATCTTCGAGCGAGTCGTAGAAGACATCTACCGGGGCAGATCCCTGCAATCGCTGATCGAGGATGACCACAGGGCCATCTCGTATGAGGACTTCCTGCGCTGGGTCAAGCGGGATGCCACCCGCCATGAACGGTTCAAAGAAGCGCAGGAGATGCGCACTGAGTTCCTTGCAGGCGAGATCCTAGAAATTGCCGATGGGGTTGAAGCCGTTGACCCACACTCGAACGATACGGTGAACCGGGACAAGTTGCGCATCGACACGCGCAAGTGGCTCATGGGGGCGCACAACAGGAAACGCTACGGTGAGACTAAACAGATTGAACTGGGTGGCACCATCTCCATCACCGAGGCGCTGGCTCAGGCACAGGCCAGAGTGATCGAGGGTGAGGTCGTTGACGTGTCGGATGTAACCCCTCGATTGGAGAACTGATGCAGCGAATGCGGTACAGCCCAGAAGATGAGCAAACACTCATGGCGCAGCTTTGGAGTCCGTCTATCAAGGACGACCCTGAGGCGTTTGTGCTCTTTGCGTTCCCTTGGGGGCAGAAGAACACCCCCCTCGAACACTTCAAAGCCCCTCGTGCGTGGCAGAGAAGGACGCTGCGCAGGATACGGGACTTTATCAAAGAGAACCGGGGCAAGCTGAGTAACGAGGAGTTGATCGACGCCATGCGCAGGGCCATCAGTTCCGGGCGAGGGGTGGGTAAGTCAGCACTCGTGTCGTGGCTGATCCTGTGGATGCTGAGTACTCGGATCGGCAGTTCCGTCATCGTGTCGGCTAACAGCGAGAACCAGTTGCGTAAAGTGACGTGGGGTGAGTTGACCAAGTGGGTCACCATGAGCCTGAACGCGCACTGGTGGGAACCAACGGCTACATCGCTGAACCCTGCTAGCTGGTTGACTGAGTTGGTTGAGCGTGACCTGCGTAAAGGCACCCGGTACTGGGGAGCCGAGGGTAAGCTGTGGAGCGAGGAGAACCCAGACGCCTATGCCGGTGTTCACAACATGGACGGCATGATGGTAATCTTTGACGAGGCGTCAGGTATACCGGACAGCATCTGGTCCGTGGCTGCGGGCTTCTTTACAGAGAACATCTTGGACCGATACTGGCTGGCGTTCAGCAACGGTCGTCGCAACACCGGGTACTTCTACGAGGCCGTGGACGGGTCTAAGCGGGAGTTCTGGGAGAGCGAGAAGATCGACGCCCGCACAGTCGAGGGCACCGACAAGAGCATCTACCAGCAGATCATCAACGAGTACGGTGAGGACAGCGATGAGGCGCGTGTCGAGGTGTATGGCGACTTTCCCAAGTCGGGCCAAGACCAGTTTATCGCACCACACAGCGTGGATGACGCCATGAAGCGGCCACAGTACAAGGACATGACCGCGCCCATCATTGTGGGTGTGGACCCGGCCCGGGGCGGCATGGACAGCACCGTGATCGCCGTGCGCCGTGGGCGTGACATCGTGGCGATCAAGCGGTTCAAGGGTGAGGACACCATGAGCGTGGTGGGTCACGTCATCGACGCCATCGAGGAGTACCGACCAGCGTTGACCGTGATCGACGAGGGTGGTCTGGGCTACGGCATCCTTGACAGATTGACCGAGCAGAAGTACAAAGTGCGTGGGGTCAACTTTGGCTGGAAGGCCAAGAACCCGACCATGTGGGGTAACAAGCGGGCCGAGATTTGGGGTGCGATGCGCGATTGGCTCAAGACCGCCAGCATCCCGCAAGACAGACTGCTCAAGAGCGATCTGGTCGGCCCGATGAAGAAGCCCAACTCGGCTGGCACTATCTTTTTGGAAGGCAAGAAGGAAATGAAAGCCCGTGGACTGGCCTCACCTGATGCAGCCGATGCGATTGCCGTGACGTTCGCACATCCCGTGGCACATCGGGAGTACAATGAACGAACAACCACCCGGCGCAACGCTCAAAACGGTGCTGCCCTTACTTCATGGATGGGTTCGTGATGGCTACCAAGAAAAGCGTTTCTCTGAGTGTCGGTCGTGGCGAGAAGCTGCCTGCATCCAAGGGTGCGGGCTTGACAGCCAAGGGCCGCGAAAAGTACAACGCAGCTACTGGCAGCAATCTCAAAGCGCCAGCGCCCAGTCCCAAGACAAAGGCCGACCAAGGGCGTAAAGACTCGTTCTGTGCCCGCATGGAAGGGGTTGTCAAAAACGCCAAAGGTCCAGCAGAACGGGCCAAGGCATCACTCAAACGATGGAAGTGCTGATCATGGCTACAAAACCCGGACTCTACGCCAACATTAACGCCAAACGCGCCCGTATTGCCGCAGGTAGCGGCGAGAAGATGCGCAAACCCGGCGCTGCTGGCGCACCCACGGCCAAAGACTTCAAAGAGTCGGCCAAGACCGCCAAACCTGCCAAAAAGGCCAAGTGATGCCACTCGTCAAATCACCCTCAAAAGAGGCATTTCGCAAGAACGTCAAGGCCGAAGTGTCTGCGGGTAAACCCGTAAAGCAGGCGGTTGCGATTGCCTACTCTGTCAAGCGTGAAGCTGCCAAAAAACCAACAATGAAGACCAAAAAATGAGCCTCCAAGCCCTGCAAGACTGCCTAATCGTCCGTCCCGACATGGAAAAACATGAGCTTTTCATCCTGTTGCGCGACAAACAAACTGGCACGGGTGTGGTAATCTCCGCTGGGCCTGATGCCAAGGACGTAAAAGTCGGCGACAAGGTGCTATTTGGTGATTCCATCGGTCAAGACCTAAAATACGAGGGTGACAACCTTCTGGTCATGAGGGAATCACACACCCTCGGAGTATTTGACGCATGAAAGACACCACCGGAATCGTAGCCGCAGCAAATGTGGCAAAAAACGGACCGTACCCGTCAAAAGGCGGTTCCGAGGAGATCCTGACCGTTGCCCGATCACGCATGAAGACGGCAATGGCGGCGTTTTCCCAGACTCGGGAAGACGAACTTGACGATCTGCGGTTCTACGCAGGCTCCCCAGACAACCAGTGGCAGTGGCCTGCTGACGTGCTCCAGACCCGTGGCGCGGTGCAGGGTCAAACGATCAACGCCCGTCCGTGTCTCACTATCAACAAGCTACCGCAGCACGTTCACCAAGTGACGAACGAGCAGCGCATGAACCGTCCCGGCATCAAGGTGATCCCGGCTGACGACAAGGCCGATGTGGACATGGCAGACGTGTTCAACGGCGTGATTCGTCACATCGAGTACATCTCCGATGCTGACGTGGCCTACGACACCGCCTGCGAGAACCAAGTGTCCTACGGCGAAGGCTACATCCGACTGCTGACCGAGTACTGCGACGAAGACACGTTCGATCAGGACATCAAGATTGGGCGCATCCGCAACAGCTTCAGCGTCTACATGGACCCCCTGATCCAAGACCCCACTGGCGCAGATGCCAAGTGGTGCTTTGTGACGGAAGACTTGCCCAAAGCCGAGTACGAGCGCCTGTACCCCGATGCAGCGCCCATCAGCACCTTGATGAGTCTTGGTGTTGGCGATCAGTCCATTGCCCAATGGATCGGTGAGAACACCATCCGCATCGCCGAGTACTTCTACATCGAATACGAGAAGCAAACGCTCAACCTGTACCCCGGCAACCAAACTGCGTTTAGCGGTACGCCCGAGGACAAGACACTGCGCATGATGTTTGGCAAGCCGATCCGCACCCGCGAAGCTGACCGCAAAAAGGTCAAGTGGTGCAAGATCAACGGCTACGACATCCTTGAGGAGCGCGAGTGGGCTGGTGCCTACATCCCCGTGGTGCGCGTGGTCGGTAACGAGTTTGAAGTTGACGGCCAGATGTACGTGTCGGGCTTGGTGCGCAACGCCAAGGATGCCCAGCGCATGTACAACTACTGGGTGTCGCAGGAAGCTGAGATGCTGGCGCTGGCCCCCAAAGCCCCGTTTATCGGGTACGGCGGGCAGTTTGAAGGCTACGAGCAGCAGTGGAAGACTGCCAACACAAACAACTGGCCCTATCTGGAGGTTAATCCAGACGTTACAGACGGCCAAGGCGCTGTGTTGCCACTACCCCAGCGGGCACAGCCTCCAATGGCCTCCAGCGGCCTGCTGCAAGCCAAGGCGGGGGCTGCTGAAGACATCAAGTCGGCCACCGGTCAGTACAACGCATCGCTGGGCATGACCAGCAACGAGCGTTCTGGCAAAGCCATCTTGGCCCGCCAGCGTGAGGGCGACATCGGCACATACCACTACGTTGACAACTTGGCCCGTGCGATCCGTCACATTGGTCGTCAACTCGTGGACCTGATTCCCAAGATTTACGACACTGAGCGCATCGCCCGCATTATCGGTGAAGACGGCGAGCCAGATACTGTCAAGATGAACCCGATGCAGGACGAACCAGTCAAGCGCATCGTGGACCAAGAGGGTGCGCTGATCGAAAAGATTTACAACCCGGCTGTTGGCAAGTACGATGTGCGCGTGATCACTGGTCCCGGCTACGCTACCAAGCGTCAGGAGGCTTTGGAGAGCATGGCCCAGTTGCTGCAAGGCAACCCACAGTTGTGGCAAGTCGCTGGCGACCTGTTTGTCAAGAACATGGACTGGCCCGGTGCTCAAGACCTTGCCAAGCGGTTCAAGAAAACCATCGACCCCAAAGTGCTGGCCGACGAAGACGATCCAGCTTTGGCCGCTGCCAACCAGCAGATGGAGGCGATGGCCGCTGAGATGGAAAACATGTTCCAGATGTTGCAAAACGTCAACCAGAGCATGGAAGCCCGCGAGATGCAGATCAAGCAGTTTGAGGCCGACATCAAGGCCTATTCTGCCGAGACACAGCGCATCAGCGCGGTGCAGGCCGGTATGTCACCAGAGCAGATTCAGGACATCGTGATGGGCACCATTGCCGCAGCGATGGACACTGGCGATCTGGTTGCAGGCGCACCGCAGATGCCTGAGATGCCGATGCAGCCCGAGATGCCGCAGGGTCAAATGCCACCTGAAGGGATGATGTAATGAGTTGCGCTGAATTTGTTGGTGAGTTGTTTTTGGCGCGGGATGTGGCCCATTCCGTCCACCTCAACACCCGTTCCTACTCAAAACACAAGGCGCTGCGGCACTTTTACAAGGACGTTCTGGAAGCTGCCGACAAGTTTGCCGAGGCATACCAAGGCCGTCATGGTTTAATTGGTCCTATCTCGCTCAAGTCAGCCCGCAAGGACGGTGCAATCTTGCCGTTCTTGGAGGACTCGCTGGCCTACATCGAAGAAAACCGGTACAAGGTCTGCGGCAAGACCGACACCACCTTGCAGAACATCATTGACGAGATCATTGCTGTCTACCTGTCGGCGCTCTATAAACTGAGGTTTTTGGCATGACAACACCCACCGCATCACTTAGCTACTTTGGCCGCACCGAGCCGTTTGACCTTCAAGTTGCTCGCGGCTTGATCGGTGGGCACTCCGTGGTGACCGTGTTTGGCTACAACCCCGATGTGGACACCACTGAGGAGTCGATCTGGCCTGATGGCGGCACAATCCCGCACCCCACAGTGGCCTCGGTGCTCAGTATCGTGTCCACAGACGCTGCCGATGACTCCGCTGGCACAGGCGCACGCACTGTGTACATCGAGGGTGTGAATAACAACTACGAGATCGTTCACGAAACGGTGACTCTGGACGGCACGACCCCGGTATCTACCGTGCGCACGTATCTGTACGTCAACCAGTTTTACGTGGCAACAGTTGGGTCTGGTGGCGCAAACGCAGGCGAGATCACCGCCAAGGTCAGCACAACCCTGTACGACCTGATTGCCGCTGGCTACAACCAGCGCACAACCGGTCACTACTGCGTCCCGGCTGGCTACACCGGCTACATGACCGAGGGTGTCATCACCACAGGTCAAGCGTCTGGGTCTACCTCAGTCACAGCGTTCTTGAAGCAACACGGTCCTGATGGTATCCTTCGCGTAGGTGCAGTTTCGACGTTGAACAACGGCTCTGTGCAGTACGACTTTTCCCCTCCGTACCGCATCCCCGAAAAAAATTGTATTGGTGCGTCAGTCATTGGCTCTGCCAGCAACAACTCGGCCAGTTCGTTTTTCAACATCATCCTCATTCAAAATTCACCGGGCTATTGAGTACAATACCCACAAGGAGCCATCATGGAACTTCTCAACCCTCTTGCCCGCACGGACTTCCCTGCGCAATCTGTTGCGTTCACAGGAACCGCTGGCTCCACTTCTGGCTGGAACGCTGGCCCTGAAGGTGTCATGGTCTGGTCCACAGAACCTTGCTACATTGCTGTTGGCGAGGGTGTGACAGCTACCACCAGCGATACGCCAATTCCCGCATTCACACCGATTCCGTTCAAAGTGCAGCCCACTGTGTCCGGTCTGTGGCGAGTGAGCGCCATCCAGATTTCCTCTGGTGGCACGGTGTACTGCAAACCGATGAACACCAAATGAGCTTCCTTGCTGTTCGCAACGCTGTTGGCATTGGACTGGGTGGCATTATTTCGCTGTTCGGCGGTCGCGGCAGCGAACAGGCACAGAGCAACCTTCTCACCGAATCAGGCGCAAACCTCGTGCAAGAGGACGGTGGCTTGATCCTTTTGGAGTAACACATGCCCGCTGTATCGCTTTCAATTTTTGGCGGCGTTGGTGCTCAGTTTTTTGACAACAACGGCAACCCGCTGTCTGGTGGCAAGATTTACACCTACGAGGCTGGAACAACCACTCCGTTGGCCTCGTACACGTCAAGTACTGGCGTCACTGCCCACACAAACCCCATCGTGCTGGACTCGGCTGGCCGTGTGCCATCTGGTGGTGAAATCTGGAATCAGTTGCAACTGTACAAGTTTGTGCTGAAGACCAGTGCGGACGTGACGATTGCCACGTATGACAACGTGGGTAGCAGCTTCAACGCTACTGCAATCATCGCCAACTTTACAGGGAATGGCAGCACGGTTGCATTTACGCTGGCAAGCGCACCAGCGGGTGAAAATTCCACCAACGTGTATATCAACGGTGTGTACCAGCAAAAGAACACGTACAGTGTTGCTGGCGCTGTTCTCACGTTTTCAGAAGCACCTCCAGTTACTTCGTCAATTGAAGTCAACTACGTTTAAGGAACAATCATGGCAGATACCAAAATCTCAGCACTTCCTGCGTCAACGACTCCGCTTGCTGGCACCGAGGTGCTGCCGATTGTTCAAGGTGGTGTAACCAAACAGGTCAGCGTTGCTAACTTGACCGCAGGCCGTGCAGTCAGTGCGACTGAATTAACCCTGACAACGGGTAATTTGATTGTCAGCAATGGCAAAGGCATCGACTTTTCTGCCACACCGGGCACAGGCACAAGCGAGTTGCTGAGTGACTATGAAGAAGGTACTTGGACGCCTAGTTTGGGTGGCAGCACTACATACACACTTCAAACAGGTCGATATACCAAGGTAGGACGTCTTGTGACGGCAACTGGTATTTTGACCATAAATGTACTTGGTACAGGCGTTACTTCTAGCATTTTGGGACTTCCGTTTGTGGCTGGCGGTGTGTCAGGTGAACCGTATGGTGGGTCCATCAGTTACTTTGCAAACGTTGATACAAACGTCACGGCTATTTTTGCGCGGGTAAACCCAACGACGTCACAAATTGACCTTGGTGCTTCTACTGCTGCACAAGCAACTATCTCCACGGTGAACATTTTTAACAATGGCACAATTTTGTCTTTTGTTGTGCAGTACGAAGTTTAAGGATCTGTCATGGCATTGACCAAAGTAACCTATTCGATGATAGATTCGGCTCCAGCAAACATCAAAGATTTTGGTGCGGTTGGAGATGGAGTTACAAATGACACTGCTGCAATTCAAACAGCTTTAAACAGCGGTGCAGCCATTATTTTTGCTCCTGCTGGAACATATCTGTTTACAACGCTAACCATTCCAGAAAATGTTTCACTTGAAGGTGAAGGGTCTACTCAGACGTTTTTTCAAACGGCAACGTCCAACAACGCCATCACATTTGATGGAACATACAACACTCAGCTTCACGGCTTTACACTGAACCAAACGGGCGCAGTGCAGGGTAAAGGTCTGTACCTGATTGACCAGTATTTTGTCACAATGATTGATGTGACAACCAATGGGTTTGAGTATGGTTTATACGCAGAGAAATCGCTTTACCACTACACCCGAGAGTGTAAATTTGAAGGTGGAACCTACGGCGCGTATTACGGCGGCACGGGAACTGTTTGGAACGTGGACTGGTTTAACAACGTTTTGACGTTTGAAAACTGCCGATTCAACGGAAACGCAACCATCGGCGCTTATATTAAGGGATGTGAGGTTATATTTATCAATCCTGATTTTTCTAATCTGCCACTAGCAAACGCAATTGGTTTAAAGGTTGAAGGCGTTAACGCTGGCTATCCTGCGCATGGTGTGCAAGTCATTCAGCCATACGCTGAAAACACTGACATTGTGTTTTCGTTCAGCTACGCCAGAGTTCAGATTGATGGCGGCTTTGTGCAAGGCGGCGGCGTATCAACAACGTTTACGTCAATCATCGACGTTGCGGACTACTCCACAGTATTTTGGAATGGTCGGCCAAGAGATTCGGACTATTGGGATTTCGGCTACCGTGTAACCAACAACTCGTCGATCAGTTTTGACATTGGATTTACTCAGTCTGTCAGAGCAAGCAATACTGTCGATGGCACAAGTTCTGTGACTTACACGGCGCAGGAAACAACTCCCGGCGCAACCTTGGCTGCTGTTGCAAGCTACAACACCGCTGGCCGTAAGATCAATTACACAGACACTGTTGTCGCTGTTCCAACTGCGACCGCGACAAACACTGGTGTTTTGACTAATAGGACTACGTCTGGGATTGGAGACACGTATCTTGTCTCGGCGAACGGATGGGACAACACGGCTACGCAATTGATCAGCGGTCTTGCTTTTGTCACCTTATATAACGATGGCGTGACAAAGAGGGCTGCGATCAATTCTATTTCAACGCAAAGTCTCACTTGGTCGTCGATTGCGGCTGATGGAACGATAACTTTTGAGCAATCGTCAACAAACCCAACAAGCATTACTTTTAACGCAATCCAAATGGATTAAGGAAAACATTATGGCACTGGCAAAAACACTTGAGGTCAACGGCGTTAACGTACCTAACGCTTACGTTAGAGTTTCAAAATATTTTGGGACAAAATCTCAAATTACTGCAACTGTTGATATTTGCGCCAATTCTGACACAAAGCCAATTCACCAGCAAGAAATTCAAACAGGTATCAAACCTGACGGAAATAATGTACTGTCGCAGGTGTATACACACCTCAAAACAACGCCTTATTTTGCTGGCGCAACCGATTGTTAAACCAAAGCCCAAGTGGATTCTTGGGTCATACTAGGAGAGCATCATGCTTGAAAAAATCGAAGTAGTTGACCGTATCGAAGTGGTCGAATCTGGTGTTGTGCAAGTCCGCACCAAGACTGCCATCAAAGAAGATGACGTTGAAATCAGCAGCAAGTTTGCCCGTCACGTTGTTGTGCCCGGTGCTGATTACAGCGCCGAAGATGCCCGTGTAAAGGCCATCTGCGCTGTCATGCACACTGCTGACGTTGTGGTCGCATACAAAGCCGCGCAAACGAATGTTGCACAGCCGGAGTAATCTGCTGTAAGATAACCCAACCGTACCGGTGAGGTTCACCGGGAACTCACACGAGTTAAAAATGACTGATGAAGTCCAAGCCTTAGCGGAAGTAGACTCCGCGCAAGCACCCGAGGTGACGGCCACCACGGACAATGCACAAAATGCGCCGGTAGTAGCTGAGAATCAAGACGGTAGCACCCAAGAGGAAAAGAAGTACTCGCAGGCTGAAATCGACGCGATGATTGGCAAGCGCCTCGCAAGAGAACAGCGCAAATGGGAACGTGAGCAGCAGGCAAAGCAGGCACCCGTGCCAGCAATGCCAACGGATATTCCGAGTGCTGACCAATTTGACAGCCCACAGGCATACGGTGATTTCATCCGTGCCGAAGCTGAAAAGCTGGTCCAACATCGGGAAATCCAGAAACAACGCGCTGAGATTGAAGAAACCTTCGCAGAGCGTGAGGAGGAGGCCCGGTCTAAATACGATGACTTCGACCAAGTTGCGTATAACCCGAACCTTCGCGTCACCGATGTGATGGCCGAAACCATCAAAGCGTCTGACCTTGGACCTGATCTGGCATATTGGCTGGGCAGCAACCCCAAGGAAGCTGAACGCATTTCTCGCTTGTCGCCACTGTTGCAAGCGCGTGAGATTGGAAAAGTCGAAGCTAAAATATCTGCCGAGCCTTTCCAAAAGAAAACCTCGTCTGCGCCTGACCCGATTCGTCCGGTGACTGCACGAGCAACAACCACTGGTGTCACTGACACTACCGATCCTCGTTCTGTCAAAAGCATGAGTACATCGGACTGGATTGCTGCCGAGCGTCAACGACAACTCGACAAGGCACGGGCACTTCGCAACCGCTAATTTTAGGAAATCATCATGAGTAACAGTCTCTTAACCATTGACATGATCACCCGCAAATCGCTGGAGATCTTGGAAAACAACCTCGTCATCACCCGCAACGTGAACCGCCAGTACGACGACAGCTTCGCTGTTGAAGGTGCGAAGATCGGCTCCACACTGCGTATCCGTTTGCCCGATCGCGCTCTGGTCACTGACGGTGCTGCCCTGCAAGTTCAGGACGACAACGAACAGTTCACCACTCTGACTGTCTCCAGCCAGAAGCACATCGGTATCAACTTCACATCCGCTGAATTGACCATGCAGTTGGACGACTTCGCAGAGCGTGTCTTGAAGCCACGTATCAGCCAGTTGGCCTCCACCGTGGACGCTGACGTTGCCAACGCATACAAACTGATCGGTAACACTGTCGGCTCCCCCGGCAATGCCCCCTCGACCGCTTTGGTGCTGTTGCAAGCCCAGCAGAAGCTGAACGAGAACGCCGCCACAATGTCGCCTCGTTACGCTACTGTGAACCCTGCCGCTAACGCTGCTTTGGTGAACGGTCTGTCTGGTTTCTTCAACCCCACAGACGTCATTTCTCGCCAGTTCAAGAACGGCATGATGGGTGAGCAAGTGTTGGGCTACGAAGAAGTCAACATGAGCCAGTCGATCAAGGTCCACACTTGCGGTACTCGCGCTGCCACTGGCACCGTGACTGCTGCTGCCGTGACTGCTGAAGGTGCAACCACTCTGACTCTGACTGTCGGCTCTGGCGAAACCATCAACCCCGGTGACGTGTTCACAATCGCTGACTGCTTTGCAGCCAACCCACAGACTCGTGAGTCCACAGGTTCGTTGTTCCAGTTCGTGGCGATCTCGTCCTCCACCACCAGCACCACAGCCACTGTGACTGTCGCCCCGATCTACTCGGCTGGCAACGCTCTGTGCACCGTGGTGTCCTTGCCTGCCACCAACAAGGCAGTCGTGTTTGTTGGTGCTGCTGGCCTGTCTTACCCACAGAACATGGTGTACCACCGCGACGCCATCGCGTTCGCCACTGCTGACCTGTTGCTGCCACAAGGCGTTGACATGGCTAGCCGTGCCGTTCACAACGGTATCAGCCTGCGCGTTGTTCGTCAGTACGACATCAACAACGACCGTATGCCTTGCCGTGTTGACGTGCTGTATGGCTACAACACGATTCGTCCACAAATGGGTTGCCGCATCTGGGGCTAATCCAAGCGGGGGCTTCGGCCCCTGTTTTCAAATCAATCTGAAAGGAAATTATCATGGCACTCCCTAACGGCGCAGGTGGTTATCAAGTCGGCGACGGTAACGTCGGTGAAGCTCAACTGTTCGTGCAAGGCGCTCCCACCGCGCTGACCGCTGACGCAACTCTGACTGCTGCCCAACTGGCAAACGGTCTGTTCACCAGCGACTCTGCTGCTGACATCACTGCCACTTTGCCTACTGTGGCTAATCTGGAAGCTGGTATCTCCAGCGCCACCAAACCCAACGCAGCTTTCGAGTTTGCGATTGTGGTGGTTGACGCTTCTTACCAAGTCACTGTTGCCACCGCAACAGGATGGACTTTGGTTGGCAACATGGTTGCCTTGGAAAGCACATCGGCTCGCTTCCTCGCCCGTAAAACCGGCGAAGGTGCTTGGACGCTGTATCGCGTTGCTTAATTTTTAAGCAGCAAATGAAACGGGGCTTCGGCCCCGTTTTCACATGGAGATTTGAATGAACGTCACCCTTGTACACCCCATCCACGGTGCGAAAATTGCCACCAACGAAGTGGAGATGGCTGAAGATGAAAAAAACGGCTGGACACAGTACAATCCTGCTACACCTGTCGAGGTGGCATCTGAGCCGGTAGTCGAAGCGCCAAAGCGCAAGTACACTCGCAAAGTGACCGATCAACCTGTCGAACAGCCCAACGAAGTCCCATCTTTTCTGACTTCGGCAAGCGACGAATCCGAAGGAAACTGAAATGGCTTATACCGCTGGCGACCAGATCAACCGAGCACTCAGGCTGCTTGGTATTCTTGCCGAAGGTGAAACGGCGTCAGCGGCTACCAGTCAGGATGCCTTGACTGCAATGAACCAGATGATCGACTCGTGGAACACCGAGCGTCTGTCTGTGTTCTGCACCCAAGATCAGATCTTCAACTGGCCCGTGGGTGAGATCAAGCGCACCCTTGGCCCGACTGGTGACTTTGTGGGCAACCGCCCCATCCAACTCGATGACGGTACGTACTACCGCGCTCCCAGCGGCGTGTCCTACGGCATCAAGTTCATCAACCAAGACCAGTACAACGGCATCGCTGTCAAGACCTCGACTTCGACATTCCCGCAGGTCATTTTTGTCAACAACACGTTCCCCAACGTGGAGATGTACATCTACCCCAAGCCAACGCAGTTGCTGGAGTGGCACTTCATCTCGGTGCAAGAGTTGACGCAGCCTGCCACACTGGCGACCGAGTTGTTCTTCCCACCGGGTTACATGCGGGCGTTTGCCTACAACTTGGCGATGGAGATCGCGCCTGAGTTTGGCGTGGAGCCAAGCCCACAGGTGCAGCGCATCGCCATGACCAGCAAGCGCAACTTGAAGCGCATCAACAACCCATACGATGTGATGAGTCTGCCCTACGCCATTGTGGCAAACCGTCAGCGGTTCAACATCTACGCTGGTAACTTTTGATGAAGACGCCCATCCTCGGTTCATCCTACGTGGCCCGCAGCATCAACGCTGCGGACGCCAGAATGATCAATCTTTTTCCAGAAATTGTGCCCGAGGCTGGCAAAGAACCTGCGTTTCTGAACCGTGCCCCCGGCCTCAACCTGCTCAACACGATTGGCAATGGCCCGATCCGTGGCTTGTGGGCATTCTCGTCGAACGATGGTACAGGCTTCGTGGTGTCGGGCACCCAGTTGTTCAAGATCGACAACGCCTACGCTGCCACGCTGATCGGCAACGTCAGTGGCACTGGCCCCGTCAGCATGTCGGACAACGGCACACAGTTGTTCATTGCCTGCAATGGCCCCAGCTTCATCTACAACGCCAACACAAACGCATTTGGTCCAATCACTGACCCAGACTTTCCCGGCGCGGTGACCGTGGCGTATCTGGACGGCTACTTCGTGTTCAACGAGCCGAACAGCCAGAAGATGTGGGTCACGGCTATTCTGGACGGCACATCAATTGACCCACTGGAGTTTGCCAGCACCGAAGGATCTCCTGACGGCTTGGTGGCTGTGATTGCCAACTTCCGCGAGGTTTGGGCTTTTGGAACCAACTCGATTGAAGTCTGGTCTGACACTGCCGCGCTGGACTTTCCTCTTGAGCGCATTCCCGGTGCATTCAACGAGTTGGGCTGCGCTGCCCCTTATTCCATCGCCAAGATGGACAACGGCTTGTTTTGGCTTGGCCGTGACCGCCGTGGTCAGGGAATCGTCTACCGGGCCAACGGCTACGCAGGTCAACGCATCTCGACCCATGCTGTCGAGTGGCAGATCCAGCAGTACTCTGACATCTCAGACGCCATCGCCTACACGTACCAGCAAGACGGTCACAGCTTCTATGTGCTCATCTTTCCCACGGCCAACACCACATGGGTGTATGACGTGGCAACGCAGGCGTGGCACGAGAGGGCAGGGTTTGCCAATGGTGCGTTTACCCGTCACCGCAGCAACTGCCAGATGTCGTTCAACAACAAAGTTGTTGTGGGTGACTTCCAAAACGGCAACATCTACTCGTTCGACCTTGAGGACTACTCGGACAACGGGCAGATTCAAAAGTGGCTACGCTCGTGGAGAGCACTGCCCACCGGTCAGAACAACCTCAAGCGCACCGCGCAGCACAGCCTCCAGCTTGACTGCGAGTCGGGCACTGGTTTGAACATCGGTCAAGGCAGTGACCCACAGGTCATGCTGCGCTGGTCCGACGATGGTGGGCACACATGGTCCAACGAGCACTGGGTCAGCATCGGCAAGATCGGCGAATACTATCGCCGTGCCATCTGGCGCAGACTGGGCATGACTCTGAAGCTGCGTGATCGCGTCTACGAGGTGTCAGGTACTGACCCCGTGAAAATCGCCATCATGGGCGCTGAACTGATCCTGAGTCCGACCAATGCTTAACCCCATCATCACGCCTCCACGGGTGCCGCTGGTTGACCCCAACACGGGCTTGATTAGCAGGGCGTGGTACTTGTTCTTCCTGTCGCTGAACAACGTAGCGAATGATGTCGTAAACGATCCCGTTGTCGGCCCCAGTGCTGAGTCGCTGATTGCCAGCTATGACGCAGTGCTTCAGACGCTGACGCAGGAAGTGCAGACACAACCAAGCCCTAGCGATCTGGTGTCGCAAGTGGCTGAGATGCAAAAGCAGATTGAGGCGTTGTCGTTGATACCTGCCCAAGTAACCGCTATGTTGGCTCAATTGGCCGATGTGAGCGCTATGAACCCATCGGACGGCGACAAGCTGATCTACGATGCAACCCTAGGTAAGTGGAAGCAAGACTCCCGCAGCTACCTGATGCTTGAATAAGGAGAAACCCTAATGACCGTCATCGTCAAGAATCTGGTGCCATCGAAAGATGTGGCAAACACCCAGACAACCCAGTACACCGCCAACGGTGTGACCACGATCATCGACAAGTTCACTGCGACAAATTACAGCGCCAGTGCTGCCACGATCTCGGTCAACTTGGTGGGCAACGCAGGCTCTGCTGGCAACATCAACCTGATCACCAAGACCAAGGCGCTTCAGCCGTCCGAGGTTTACACGTTCCCCGAGTTGGTCGGACAAGTTTTGAACCCCGGCGACTTCATCAGTACAATCGCTGGAACCGCCAGCGCCATCAACATGCGCGTCAGCGGACGCGAAGTGACATAAGGAGACCGCAATGGTTTGGAACTTAATCATCCCAGCAGCCGCTGCGCTAATTGGCGGAAAAATGGCGTCCAGTGGGGCAAAAAGTGCTGCTGCCACTTCTGCCGCAGCATCTGACCGTGCTTCTGACGTTCAACGCGAGATGTTTGAACGCAACGTTGAGTTGAACGCTCCGTTTCGTGAAGCTGGCGTCAACGCTTTGAACAAACTGGTACCGCTAACCGAATACCAAAACTTCGGCATGAATCAGTTTCAACAAGACCCCGGTTATGCGTTTCGCATGTCCGAGGGTATGAAAGGTTTGGAACGATCCGCTGCTGCCCGTGGTGGCTTGTTGTCAGGCGGTACGCTCAAAGGCATCCAGCGGTACGGTCAAGACATGGCGTCACAGGAATACCAAAACGCATTTAATCGCTACGGCATCGAGCGTGAGCGCCGATTGAATCCTTTGCAATCGCTGGCCGGTATCGGTCAAACCACATCGCAGCAACTCGGTGCAGCCGGTACGCAGTTTGCCAACACGATGGGCAACATTGGCATGAACCAAGCCAACGTAATGGGCAACGCGCAAATGGCTCGTGCATCGGCCTACGGTGATACCACAAACCAACTTGCCAATTTGGCAGGTCGTTACTACGGTGGTGGCGGGTTTGGCGGTTCACCGTCCAACAGGGACATTGAACGCTCCTACCTCGGTATGGACTAAGGAAGAAATATGGCGCTTGATTTCAATCTTCTTCGACCCGCAGGCGGTTCAAACCCTGTCAATGCGTTTTTCCAAGGTCAGCAGGCCACGATGGACCGCGAGTTGGCGCAGCAAAAGATGGCGCAAGATCAGGAGATGAACGCTCTTCGTCGTCAGCAGTTGACCGGTCAACTTCAGACACAGGAGGAAACTCGCGTTAAAAACAAAGCCGCTGAAAAAACCGGCATGTTCCGCGAGCGCCTGCTCCGTGCCCGCACACCGGACGATGCGCGGAACATTGTGCGGATGCAATACGCTGACCCAGATCTTGCCCCCATCATCTCGCAAGGTGGTTCGCTGGATCAAGCCCTTGCTGAAATTTCAGACGACCCTACTGAGTTTGAAAGATACCGCCAGCAAGAGGCGATGGGCATGGCTGAATGGATGAAGTCGCAAATGCCAAAAGTGGCAGGCAACGCTGTGTTCTTGCCCGGTGAAAACCGGTTCATCACAGCGCCTCGTGAGCCTGCACCTGTTGCACCTGTTGCGCCTAGCGCACCTGTTGCTGTCATGGGTCCAGACGGCAGGCCGCAGTACGTCACCCGTGAGCAAGCTATTGGCATGACACCCTTTACAGCACCCGCTATCAAGATGATGGGTGGTGGTGCTGGTGGTGGTGCTGGTGGCACTCGTGCTGCACCGGCTGCGCCTGCGCCCAAGCCGATGACCGAGTTGCAGCAACAGTCGTCACGCAAAGTAATGGCTGCTGACAAGACCAGTGTGAAAAACGCACAGTCTGTTGTTGGTGAACTTGAAAAATTGACTGACGAGTTGGTGGGCAGCCCTGAAAAAGGCATTCGTCCTGACCCCGGTTTAAGCGGCATCACAGGTTTCCAAGCCTTGATTCCATCACTGCCTAAGTCAGATGCACGGAAAGCACAGCAGAAACTGGAAACAATGAAGGGCAAGGTCATGGCGTTTGGTCGTCAGCTTGCATCGTTGGAAGGCAAACTGGGCAACATGGCCGTGCAGGAATGGAAGTTTGTGTCTGACAGTATTCAAGCACTGGACCCCGCTGCTGGTAACCTCGATGTGCAACTGCGCGACATTGTTCGTCAAGCCAAAAACTTTGCCAACACTGTGCAAGAACGATACGATCTGACATATGAAGGTGCTGAACCAGCCGCTGCGCCGACTGCTGCACCATCCCGTGCGGGTGGTAATGCGCCTGCTACCGGTGGTCTTACTCCAGCCGAGCAAGCCGAGTTGGACCAACTTCGTAAACGATTTGGGAAGTAAGCCATGACACCTCGTGAAGAACTGGCAGCATTGCGCCGCATGGCTGAACTGGAAGCAAAAGCTGCTGGTCAGTCAATGAGTGCTGCGCCGGGTGAAATACCCGGTCCCCGCATGACTGGTACCATTGTCGATCAAATTCCCGGCTCCAGCGTTCGCGCTCCCGCAGCCGTGCCGACACAGAATGTGTCTACTGGTCAAAAAGTGTATCGCAACATCGTGCGCCCAGTTCTTGCGCCCACAATCGAAACACTCGGCAGCATTGGTGGAGGTATTGCTGGAGCAACTCTTGGACCAGCCGGTGTTGTGGGTGGTGCAGGTTTGGGTTACGGTATGGCAAAAGAAGCCCTCAAAATGGGCGATATTTACCTCGGCGGTCAAACACCCGATCAAGCCCAAACACAGCCAATTCGCAACATCCTTGAAGGTGCGACTTTTGAGGCGGGTGGTCGTGCAATCGGTCCAGCGCTTGGTTACGTTGGTGGCAAAATTGCCGACCTTCGCAACATCCCTCAGCAACGCGCTGCCAAACTTGCAAAACAGGCTGTGGGTTCTGACCTCAAAGCCGTAGTCAACGCGCTCCGCGAAACTCCCTCAAATGTGGGCGTGGGACAAGCCACGGCCAAGTTTCAAAACCCCGCGCTTCAGGCATTGATTAAAGACTCGCTGGAGGCAACGCCCGAGGGTGCTCAGTACTTGAACAAATTGGGCACCATGACCGACGATGAAGCTGTAAACGCTTTGTCTAAATTGGTGGGAGGTAAAACAGCAACGGATGTTAGAGACACCTTAGCGGCTGCGAAAAACGCCGCCCGTGCAATTACAACACCAATGCGCGATACGGCGCTTGCGCGAGGGAATCTGGGTAAAGAGGTTGCTCGACTTGAAACTATGTCTGCCGAGTTGGGTGAACAGGCTGCGGCTAAAGTGCAAGAAGTTCGCCGGTTGATTGATCTGGGCGACCATGCTGCGGCTGCTGCACGATTAAAAACAATTACGGCAGGTTTGCCAGCAAGTTCCCGACTTGCTCCAGCTAAGTCGCAAGCAGGTTTTTCAGACGAGTTTGCGTCAAAGTTTTTCTATCCCGGCAAGCTGGCGCAGATGTCAGACGAATGGGCTTCTCAGGCTGCTACGGCATCTCTCGATCTGGGTCAAGGCGCTCGTTTCTCACAAGCCGCCGCAGATGCGTTGCGTAAATCTGGCATTCAGCCTCTCAGAGGTGATGCGCTGATAAGCAACATCCAAAATATTGGAAATAAACCTGAGTTTGCGGGCAATGACTTGCTGTTGGGTGCTTTGCGCAACGTCAGCGACGATATTGCAAAATGGACAAATAGTGGCGGTGTCGTTGATTTGGTGGCTCTTGATGCTATTCGTAAGAACTCGGTTAATGCTGTGATCCAGCAACTTCGTCCCGGCATGGACGCCGCCAGTCAGCGAAATGCTGCGGCTGGTGTTCTCAGTCGAATCAAACCAGTGATTGACGATGCCATCGAAACAGCGGGTGGTACAGGGTATCGTGACTATTTGAAAAAACATGCCGAACTGTCTCAAAAAATAGCCCAAAAAGAACTGACCGGTGAAGCGTTGCGTTTATGGAAACGGCCAAACAAAGACGCTTTTGTTGATTTGGTGCAAAACGAGTCGCCAGATGTTGTGGAAAAAATCCTTGGTCCGGGCAAGTACAACATCGCAGTTGAGTTGGCAGACAGCACAATGGGCGTGTTGCGCAAACAAGCCAGCGATCACTTGCTTCGCGTTGCCTCTGCAAAACAGGCAACCGAAGGGCAAAAAGCACTGGCAAATTTAGTAGCTCAAAACACGTCCATGTTGCGCCTCCCCTCGTTTGTCAATGCTTGGGCTGCTGCGGGTAACAAGACAATTGGTGAGTTGGAAAAGCGCCTTGGTCAAAAGACCATGAAAACATTGTCAGACGCCATGCGCAGTCCCGAATCTGCTGCAAATCTGCTGGAGTCGCTTCCGCCGTCCGAGCGTAGTCGGGTTATCCAGTTTTTAAACAACCCCGGCGAATTGAAACAGCGACTTGTTGCGCCAACTATTCGTGGTGCCACCAACGCGCTGGCTGGTGAGTCGGAAAATCAAAACGCTCTTGCCCGGTAATACAAATTAGTTAAAATACGGAATCTTTCATCATGGAAGCAGTTGACATGGCCGAGATTGACCTAGTGAAATACGGCGCACTTTGGGAGCGTGTGAAAAGCTACGAGCGCCGGTTTGACGAGATGTCGGTCAAGATAGACAAACTCGAAGTCAGCGTTGAGAAACTGGTGGCTATGGCTAACCAAGGGCGCGGCGGGTTCTGGGCAGGAATGGCGTTCGTATCGTTTGTCTCCAGCGCCGTGGGGTTTGCACTCAGTTGGTTTAAGGGGAACTGACGTGCTGGCTGAGATCGCAGCAGCCAATGCTGCGTTTGCGGTCATCAAAGGCGCACTGGCAAACGGTAAAGAACTGTCAGCCCTTGGATCAAGGGTCTTTGATTACTTCGACAACAAAGCCAAAATTCAGGAAAACGCTACCAAGAAAGGTGGCGGCTCAGATCTTGAAGAATTCATGGCGCTTGAGCAGTTGCGCCAACAGGAAGAAGAACTGCGTGAGCGCATGGTCTACGCCGGTCGCCCCGGAATGTGGAACGACTGGTTGAAGTTCCAAGCTGCTGCCGCCAGAAGGCGCAGAGAAGCCAAAGAAGAAGCTGCCAGAGAAGCCAAAAGGCGCAAGGAGCAGCTTGAAAACATGGCAGAGTACATTGCCATCGGTTTGGCTGTAATCGTGCTTGCTGGCCTTCTGGTCGGCGGCTTCATCATCTACATGAACCACCTGAGATGAGCGACGAGAAACTAAACGCCAACTCCACCCTCGACAAAGTGCTCGGGTATGTGGACTCGCCGTTCAAGCTGTTTGCCATCCTTGTGATGGGCGTGGTAGCCTTTGCCGGGTACTTCTTGTGGCAGAACCAGACCTTCATGATGGATGCCTACAAGGAGTCCAAGAAGCTGCCTGAAATCAACACCAACCGCACGGACGATGCCAGCGCCATGCTGTTCAAGAAAACGGGTGCTACTGCCGTGGCAATTTTCAAGGTCAACCCACTTTTCAACAGCCGGGTGTTGTACCGGGCCTACACCAAGGACGGCAGGGACAAGAGCATTGAAGACATCGACGTAGGCCTGTTTACACAAAACGCATCTAACAACGCTGATGTGGTCAAGCTGATGACCAACGAGATTCCGTGCAGCGAGTACCGTTACGCCCAGTCCGAGGTGGGCCTGTGGTACATCGAGAAAGGTGTGACCTACACCTGCCGGGTCAGCGTCCCACCAGACAGTCCTAGGTTTGTCGGTCAGATCACAGTCGGGTGGGCCGAGCAGCCCCAAGACCTTCAACAAGTAAAATTCATGCTGGAAATTGCTTCAGCTATGCTAACCAAAAGGGGTAACTGATATGGATTGGCTTAAACAAATCGCACCGACCATTGCCACGGCGATGGGTGGACCACTGGCAGGCATGGCTGTGTCGGCCATCTCCAAGGCCATCGGGGTTGACGAGGCGAAGGTGGGCGACTTGATCGCCAACAACAAGCTGTCAGCCGAGCAGATCGCACAGGTCAAGATTGCAGAGATTGAGTTGCAAAAGCAGGCGCAGGAACTGGGTCTGAACTTTGAGAAGCTGGAAGTGGAGGACCGCAAATCAGCGCGTGAGATGCAGGCCACTACTCGGTCGATGATGCCTCCCATCTTGGCTGGCGCAGTCACCATCGGTTTCTTCGGCATCATGGTCATGATGTTCTTCAACCAGATCGACAGCAGCAACCCCGCCATCTTGATGATGCTGGGCAGCTTGGGTACGGCGTGGACGGGCATCATCGCCTACTACTTCGGCTCGTCTGCTGGATCGCAGGCCAAGACTGACATTCTCTCAAAGGCAGCAAAATGAATTTAACACCCAACTTCACCCTTGACGAGTTGACAGCATCCGAGTCAGCAGAGCGCAACGGCTGGGACAACAGCCCCAACGATGCTGAACTCGAAAACCTCAAGCGACTGGCTGACTTTCTGGAGCAGGTCAAGGTTGTGCTGGGCGGCAAACCGGTCATGATCAACTCGGCTTTTCGGTCCAAGAAGGTCAACGATGCCGTGGGCAGCAAGGACACCAGCCAGCACCGCATCGGGTGCGCTGCTGACATTCGTGTGCCCGGTATGACCCCTGACCAAGTTGTCAAGGCTGTCATCGCCAGTGGCATCGGCTACGACCAAGTGATCCGCGAGTTCGACCGCTGGACACACATCAGCATCCCCAACAGCGTAGACACCAGCCCCCGCAAGCAGGCGCTGATCATCGACAAAGCCGGGGCACGGGCCTACGCCTAAGCAACGCAGGCGGTTAGAACCCCAATCGCCAGCGATCCAATCACTGCGACCAGCATCCAAAACGCCAGTCGCCTGATCTGGTCACGCCAGATAGATGTGGGCAGTGGGTCAGCGGACTTCATGCGCTGCCCAATTCTCGCTACTCGGACCGGACAATCCCGGCCTTGGTTGCATTTCCCGCAATCGTCGCAGCAGTTCGTCATCTCGTATCCTTTCTTCAGTTGAGAATCGGTGCAGGTTGCCACACTCGTATCGCCTGACAACAACGCCAGTCTTACGGGTGCGTGTTTCTTTGACTGTGGTCCACGAGCCGCAGTGGGGGCATACGATGCTCAAAGCGATCTCCTCAGTTCCCGCACCTTGTCGCGTGGGAGTGCCAAGTTAAACACGCTGCTCATGCGAATGGCCTTGATGGTCTTGTGCTCACTGCGCTGTCGGTTCAGCCGGATGTTTGGCTTTGGTTTCTTCTTGTCCTCCTTGTCACCCACTGCGAACACGGCACGGGGGTAGCGCCGAGCGTCATCGTGGGCGTAGGTCCAGTCGGCAACGTAGATGCGCTTGACGCCAGCCTTGGTGCGCTTGCTCATGCGGTTCAGCACAGCGTGGGCATCGTATCGTCCGATGTCGGCGTAGTCGGCAAACTCTTGGGCTGTGATCTTGCCAAACTCAGCCAGTGCAGCCCAAGCCTGCGTCACCAGAACGCCCTTGTTTGTGGTGGTCATGCTGCGTCCTCAGTGGCCTTGTGCAAATAGGCCGTCAGGCGCTTAATCTGTGCTTCCCGGTACTTGCACATGGACTCGGCGTATTCACGCGCTGTCTGGGCCTCCAGCAGCCTGCGCTTGCTGTCCTCCAACTCGCGCAGTGCCAGTGCTTCGGCACTCGGTGTGGTGTAGGCGTTTTTCACCCAGTTAACAAGTTCGTTGATCATTACAGTTACTCCAGTGGTTGATGTGACACAAGTGTATCACACTTTTAATAAAGGCCGTCAAGCACTGGCGGCTGATAATTTGGACCTTTTTTGATCTTGCCGTTGGCGTCACGAATGGGCTGGCCGTTGTGGTCGAACTTGGACCAGTTGCTGGTGTTCACCCGGTCACAGGCATCGGCTGCTTTCATGCCCGCGCAGTAGGCTGCACCAATGCCGGTGACCACCTGATCTGCGATGCTGTCAAGGAACTCGTTACGGTCATCAACACGGACTTTCAATTCGCCCAGCTTCAACAGCTTGGACAACACATAGATTTGTGAACGCACTTCCTGCCACACCTCCTCATCATCAGTAACGATGGATTGCATCATCTCCTCGATCTCCTCGAAGTGGCATCCAAGCTGCACGTTGAAATCGGCAGCGGTGGGTTCAGGGCGGGCACGTTTGTGCCAAAGTTCAATTGCTTCAGTGCTCATGTTCATACTCCTTTGGATTGGCGATATTGTTTGACTGCGTTACGCAGCCCTGCTTGGGTTGTGGCTTTCTCATCGAGGGCCAGTGCTTGTGCTTGGTCCAGTGTGTCTTGCATCAGGATGCGGTGGCACATTACAGGTGCCCCTTGGCCCTGACGGCGCACACGGGCGTTGAACTGCTCGTACAGGTCCAGTGACCAGTTGAGGCCATACCACACGAGGATGTGGCCGTTCTTCTGCAAACCGTCAATGCCGTGTCCCATGCTGGCCGGGTGGCCGATCATCAGGGAGCAGTCACCAGTCTTCCAGCGGTGCATGGCGTTGGTCAGCGATGCTTCGGTCTTGCACTCGGTCAGGTTGATGGGTCGCAGCGCCTTGAACCTCTCCATGATCCTCTGGGCATCGGACCGGTACGCATAGGCGCACAGGATGGGCGACCCTTGAGCCTCGTCAATGATGTCCTCCAGCGCGTCCAGCTTCATGTCATGCACCGGCTCCCACAGGGGCATCCCGGCGATCGGGTACATCGCACCGTTGGAGAACTGCAAGCACTTGTTTGTGAGAGCCGCTTGGTTGAACGCCTCGATCTCCTTGCCGCTGTCCAGCACCATGAAGAACTCTTTTTCCAGCCTGTCGTACTTGGTCCTCAACTCGTCAGGCATCTCGATCTCGATGTTGTTGACGATCAGGTCAGGCAGCGGGTTGTAGTCCTCGGCTGACATCTCAAGCGTGATGTCCCCGATCAGCTTCTTGATGGTGTCCTCGGTGTCCTCGTAGGCCACCTCTTTGTAGGGTCCGACCTTCTTGTAGAACCGGGTGCGAAACGCCGTCTTGCTTGTACCCAGACGTTCACCCTTGTCCACCACAAGGAACTGACCGTGCAGGTCTTTGTACCCGTTGCTGGCAGGGGTGCCCGTCAAGCCCGTGGTCCAGTCGAACTGGTCAGCAATCTTGCGAAACGCCTTGACCCGGTTCGTGGCGCTGTTCTTCATCTTGCTGATTTCGTCCCACACAATGCCGTTGAAGGGCATGGGGCGACCCTTCTTGACGAAGTATGTTTGCAGCGTTTCAGCAAGCCAGCCGAGGTTCTCGTAGTTCACCATGTAGACATCAGCAGGGCGCAGCAGGGCGCGGGTGCGCTGGTCCTTTGTGCCTGCGACCATGCTGAACTTGAGGTGCTTGGTGTGTTCCCACTTCGCAGCCTCTTGACGCCACACCAGTCGGATGACTCGGATGGGGGCCACGATGATCACACCCCGCAGGAAGCTGGTGCGGATCAGGTGGGCCAGCGTGGTCAAGGTGACCACTGTCTTGCCCAGCCCCATGTCCAGCCACAGCATCGAGTGGGGGTGCGTGGACTGAAAGTTGACAGCCTTTTGCTGGTAGCCGTGCAGCAAGTCAGGTGTCAGCATATACCGTTCTCAATCAGTCCGCACATGGTGTCGATGCACTCTTTACCGGCGTCTACGTTGTCCACCACGAATACGTTGATCAACTGCTGGCGCAGCCTGTGGTGCTCACGCTCTTGCGCAGGCGTGGCCTTCTGGCCCTCACGCTTGAACTCGATGAAGAACACCCGACCGTTCAGGATGAACAGACGATCAGGCACAGCGGCCCGTGCGGGGCTGGTGAACTTGTAAACCATCATGCCCTTAGTCTTGGCGTAGTCGCAGACCTTGGCCTCAATCTGTTTTTCCAGCACGGCGTGTCTCCAGTTCGATGAGCAATTCGATGTAGTGCTTGGCCTTTTCAAGATCAGCGATGCCGTTCTTCTTGCGCCAGCGGGAAACGTACTTGATCACGTTACCCTCAAAGTAGCCAATCGCGTTGGCGTAGATGTACTCGACTGGCTGGATCGGCAGGTCTTTGTAGTGGTTGCCCGCAACCTGTTTGTCCAGTGCGTCAAACGCTTCATCTTCTTCCATCGTCACTTCAAACTGAGACATAGTTTCTCCACTTCTTGAACGTAGTAGTCAAAATCCACTGGCAGCTTGCCAGCATCCTTGATGTCGTTGCAAGGCTGTACACCCCAGCCTGACTCGACGCCAATCTTTCGCCACTCACCGGGCTTCTTTGCCAGTGGCGGCATCCACTTGAACAGGCGACCACCGCCCTTGGCGATGTAGTAGCGCGTGGTGTTTTGCAACTGCGAGGTCACGCCGTCACGCTCAATACCCAAGTGACTCGACCGGGGCACTTTGGTGCGCAGCATGAAGTCCATGATGTCAGGCCACTGCTCCACGGTCTGCCTGATCGGCGCACCCTCGACCAGCACCTTCTCGGCCACCTTGGCGATCACAAGACCACCGGCGTTCTGGTGCCAGCCCATGTTGTACTCGTATGCGCCCTTACGCTTGGTGCTGCCGTTCTCAAACACGCCGATGTAGTTGTTGACATCGCGCACCATCATGGCCTTGTAGACAGCTTCCTCAAGGTTCAACCCTGTGCGCTCTTGCCATGCCATACGGGCCAGATCGACAAGCACCTTATGGGTGCGGGGTACACGCACGGTCAGGCCGTCAGTGTTCACTTGGATGAGGCGCAGCCCCTCGATGTGCATCAACCCCTCGGCCAGCAGGCACAGCAGCAGTTGACCGTTGAGCGTGATCGACATGGTGAACAGCGGGTCGTAGAAGACAGAGAACTGGTTGTTGCTGTCACCGTACACGCCGTTCAGCGCCAGCTTGAGCATCGCGCTTTCTGCTGACTTCTTGGGGTACGACTTGCGCTGCTCAAACAGAAATTTGTAGATGCTTACGAAATCCTTGCCCAGATGTGCAGGATGAAAACCGTTAGTGATAGCCAGATTGGGATAGTAAGAAGTGACATCGAGATCCACAATGACATACTGATCATCAGACTCGATGACTTCCGACTCGACACTTCCATGAATGCCACCCAGACCAAACACAAAAGTAAAACCGTTGACAGTTGCAGTAAGGTCATTGAAGACTCCTTTGGTTTCGGTGATTGACTGAGCCTTGAGCCAGTTCAACACTCGGGTGAACTCGGGGTCATCGAACTTGATCCACGGCAGTATGGCGTCCTTGAGGTGGATCACCGGGCGCTTGGTCTGCCGGGGTGTGCGGCCCTTGGAGCCAAAGTCGTAGCAGGCGACACCAGCTTCTTCCAGCTTCATGACGAAGTAGTCTTTGCCGATCTTGGTGTCGTTGTGGTTCATGAAGTCACGCTGGTACTTGCGCGTGAGTTCTTCACGAAAGTGGATCATGTCAAGCGTGTGGTGATAGAACGCCTTGGTCTGCGCCACATCGTGCTTGTTGTACTCCTTGAGCACTTCGATTTGCTCACGGTTCAGGACAGTGCCCACGGGGAACGGCAGATCTTCAATGCTGTCCGATCTCATGTTGAACTCCAGCACTTTGAGGCTGGTGGACCGTGCGCGGTTGTCAAAGTGATGAATCTTGAACAGGTCGATCTGAGTCACGAACTGGTCAGTGGGCTTGACGAGGTGCATCCACCTGCTGCCGTCTTCATCCTGCGAGTTGATGATCGCCATTGCCTTTTGGTACAGCGTGTTGGCATCGCTGTGACCCATGCGGATCAGGGTATGCACCACGGGGTAATCGAACCCCAAGTTGTTAAAGCCGACCATGCGTGAGTCGGTGTCCTTGAGGAACTGGAGGAACTCAACGATCTGGCGGCTGTCATTGCGTAGGTCACTGATCTCGAACATCCAGTGCAGAGGTGCTTCTGCGTGTTCCACTGCCAGCGTGAACACGTTGGGATAGGTTTCCACATCGAATACATAATCATTGCGCATATTTTTTCTCCGACCAGCAATTTGGCTTCGGAGGGTATGTGTAGCCACCATCGGTGCGCCCTTCACACCATGCTTTGACTCTGCTGACTGTCACACCAACGGCGGCAGCGGCTTCGCTCAAACTGGCGTAACGTGCGCCGTCAATGACCCACCATTTACTGAGTCGGGTGTTTTGCATTTGTGGTTTCTTCTCAACCCAGTGGCAGTTCTCTTTCGAGTAACCCTTGGTGTTGTTGCGCCGGTCAAGTTGATGCTTGGCGCTTGGTCGCAAACCCATGTCTGCAACGAATCTCGCAAAGTCGTTCCATTCATCGCACACCGAAATGTCAATGTAGTAAATGGCGTTGTGACCATGTGGGTTGTTGCATCTTTGACGCATGTTGACCCATGCGATGTATTCAGGTGTTTTACTCATTACGGTTACCGGGTAGGTGGGGCCACTGGCCGGTCCTCCGGGAACCCCCAGAGGCAGTGGCCCCGATTTAATTACTGGCTCAGAAATGAAGGAAGACCGACTTGCGCCGCAAACGGCGCAGCAGGCATCGCAGGCGAACCTTGAGGCGCAGCGCCGAACATACCAGCAGGAGCGCCCGCCACCGCACCAAACAAGTTAGACGCATCAACGGCTCCTTCACCGAATGGGGTATCGTCACCAGCAAACTGCACAGCAATCAGATCGCAGCGGATGCCACGGCCATGCTTGTTGTCCTGCGGCCAAGGCTTGATCGCAGCGTTGACACGGCAACCGCCGTACATCTTGCGGGCCAACTGCTGATACGCCATCGTGTTGGTGGGGTCGATGGGTGTGCCATCGGCTTGGATCATCTGAGGCGCGGTGTCGCGGCCTGCGGTGATGAACACATGGCCTGCGTAGCCATCGTAGGGCTGGAAGGTTTTCTTGTTGACCTTCTCCTCACCACGGCCAAAGCAGCGGGTCTTGCGATCCTGCTGGATCATGCCCATGACAGCTTGAGCGTGTTCCTTCCACTTGTCCAGCGCCAAGGCACCGTAGCGGGCCATGAACTGAGCGAAGCCGGGGTGGCTCTCAGGCATGATGAACTCGCAGTTGTACGAGATGCGTTCCTTACCGGTCTGCTCATTGATCTGGCGCTGTGGTTCAGCGAGATGTGGAAAGGACAGACGGACGTTCGACAAAAAGATGATTTCAGACATTACATTTACTCCAGTAATTTACGATTGTGCGAGTTGATGATCTCGCGGGACTTTGAAACCAGCGGCGCGGACATGACCGCCACCGCCGTACTGCTTTGCGATCTCGCTTACATCAAGACCGCTTTCTTCACTACGCAATCCGAACACGCGCCCTTCGGCAGTGTCCCAATAACAAGCGGAGAACTTTTCACCCTTTGCCATTAAATGACCGGCATCGCTGCCCATCACGTAAGGCAAAGAAGCAACGGGTACATCGTACCCACCTATGACCATGCGGCGCTTGCAAACGCCCACCAATTCAGCAACGTCTTTGTGGTGTTTACGCTCGATTGCTGCACCCGCTGCTGTCATTTTCAACAACTCAATTTGATCAGCAGACATCAGCTTGTCCCACAGTTGAAAACTGTACTCATGGGAGAACACAAATGCCTGAATCTCACGGGTGCCTGCCAACTTGAAGCGCCACAGATCACGGTCTTCGACATGCCCGAGCAATAAGGGACGATCTTCATCGGGGAACAAGTAGTCCCACGCTAAAGTTGCGCCGCTGCGATTCAAGTCAGTGAAATGAGCCAACTGTTTTGGTTCACCCATCCAACTGTCTTGCATGAACAATGGTTGCAAGTCATCAATCGCTGACTTGTGATGGTCGATCAATGTGACGGTGTTTGCAACAGTCAACATTTGCTCAACGACTTGACGTTTGTAACTGAAATCAACCAGATATACATCGCGCCCAGTCACATCAGGAGGGTCTTGCTGGTACACGCCTGCGTGGTAATCAGCACCCTCACCGTATTTGCGCCAAAAACACCATGCAGCACTGAATCCGTCAGCACAGTTGCCGTGATAAATCACCAATGGTTTCATGATGCACCTCCCATGAGCCATGACGGCAGGGATTCGGCAGCGGGTGCTGCTTCTACTGCGCTAAACAGCGGCGCAACATTCATGATGACAGCCGGACGGCCATCGGATTCAGGGACCACGGTCAGTTTGCCCGCCAACTTACTGACGTACTCCTGCTCCATGCGTTTAAGTTGGCGCTCGGTCAACGTTACCTTAGTGCCGTCTTTCTTCTCCCACGTCAGCTTCTCAGCTTTGGCGGGTGTGACGAGTTTGGTTTCGTAGATCGCGCCCTTGGGGATGCCCATCTTGACCAGCTTCTCGGCCATCTCGGCTTCAGGGAGTGCCCAAGCGCGGGAGCCGCGACCGTTGACCAGTTTGAGGCCGGGGATCGAGATGCCTGACTCCATGCGGCGCATGGCTTCTTTTTCCACCGCTTCGAGGAGTTGGCGCATCAGGGGTGCAGCTTCCATGATCTGACGGATCTGGGCATCGTCCATCTGGGCCGGGTCTTTATCGGCAGATTGCTGCGCGACATCGAGTGTTTCGGTTACGACTGGCTGGAACATGATTCCTACCTCCTTCATTACGTTACCTGCCAGCGCAGAGCATGAACCCTTGGCACGGCAGAATTTACATTGACTTTCACCCGGTACAAGCGGTGCATCTGGTTTGTCAGTTGCAGCAGCTTGAGCGATGATTGTACCCATGTTGTCGAGCAAAGACTTCACGGTGACATCGTGCGATGTGATGGCAGGCATCCCACGCAGCGCCAGCTTAGGCTGGATGATCGTCATGCGAACTGTGCTGAACGGGTATTGACCATTGACGGGTAACCGCAGTCGGGCCAGCACCCCGTAGGCGTACTGTTCAAGCTGCAAGTTACCTTCGGCTGACACCACGCCCATGCCGTCTTTGTAGTCAATCAACTCAAGAAAATCAGGTCCAAGAATCTGGCAGTCCACAGTGCCCGACAGGTCATCACGACCCAGCAGGAACTCGGGGTTTACCTTTTGCTCAGAGATGACCGGGAACAAACCGTTTACTGAACGCTCACGAATGTAGTCAAGAGCCAATTGGACACGAATCGCACGTTCACCAGTCACTATGAACTCACCTTCGTGATCTTTCAATGTGTCAAAAACAAACTTGTCTGCACTTTTGCCAGTCTTGATGCAGTGCTCAAGCAGCGTGTGCGAGTGTGTGCCATCGGCAGCAGCGGGGCCGCTACCGGTGTCAGGGTACTTGGCCTCCTCTCGAATGCTGCCGGGGCACAAGGCCCAGCGGCTGCGCTT